CACTTATGGCGGCGTACCTTTTGCAGGCATTGGCTCTTACGCATCACGTTTGTACTTGGCCAACACTGCGGCTTTGGCGACCACTTACGCGATTGACTTTAACGGCGCTAACTTCCAGCCTGCTGTTGACTCAAGCGCTGCGACTGCACTGACACTGGGCGGCGCGTCTAACAATTGGAACGGCTTTTATTTAAAAAACGCTTTCACTTGGAACGCTTACGCGATCCCTGCGCCGACCGGCTCAACCACCACTTTCTTGCGCAACGACGGCACATGGGCTACACCATCTGGCTCTGGTTCTGGCACGGTCACAAGCATCACGGCAGGCACTGGCCTAAACGGCGGCACGATCACAACGTCAGGCACAATCAGTTTGGCGGCCACCACTGTGACCGCTGGCTCATACACATCAGCCAACATCACTGTCGACGCTCAAGGCCGCATTACTGCAGCGGCCAACGGCTCTGGCGGCGTAACGCCAACTCTGGCGCAAGTGACTGCGGCTGGCAACGTCACCACGCTTAACGGTGTGTTTGGCCAGACAGCGTCCGGCAACGGTATTGGCGTGGGCGGCGCAACGCCCGGTGGCCCTATGGGCGTGGCTACTTATGACGGCACGATGTATCTGACCAACAACGGTTTGGCAGCCACACCGCGCGCTATTGACTTTAATTTGGCCAATTTTCAACCAAGCGCGGACAGCAACGCTACTAATGCGTTGACGCTAGGCGGCGCTACAAAGCGCTGGAACGGTTTTTACCTAAGCAACACAATGACGTGGAACGGCTACGGCATTGTTCAGCCAACCGGCGACACAAGCAAGTTTTTGCGTAACGATGGCACTTGGGCCGTTCCTCCAGCCGCAGGTGGCGGCGTCGTATCTGTCAACGGCCAGACCGGCGTGGTGGTGTTAACTAACTCTGACATTGTTACTTCACTGGGCTACACGCCCGCCAACATCGGCGCAACCAACACGTTCACTGCAAACCAAACCATCAACAACTTAACCGTTGGTCAGGTAACTGGCAGTAGTTACCCCGGCATCTTGTCAACCACTGCAACGGCTGTGTTTGGTAACTCAACAAGCTACGCGGCTATGTTTACTGGCGGCGGGTTTACATCGTTTATCCCTGCGGCTGACGACACCATCAATTTAGGTGCATCTGGTTACTCATGGAAAACCCTGTACCTTAAAAACCAATTGATTTGGGGCACGTATTCCATTACCGCGCCAACTGGCAACACAACGCTGTTCTTGCGCAATGACGGCACTTGGGCGTCGCCTACATCCGCAGGCGTGTCTCAGTTTAACGGCCGCACTGGCGTTGTGACTTTAAACAGCGGCGACGTCACAGGTGCGTTAGGGTTTACCCCCGTGGCATCTGGCGGCGCTTTGGGCACGCCTTCTAGCGGTAATTTGGCCAACTGTACGTTTCCAACACTGAACCAAAACACAACTGGCAACGCCGCAACGGCAACTTTTGCCACGTCTGCCGGTTCTGCATCTAGCGCGACAACTGCCGCAACCGCAACGAGCGCGTCAACGGCGGCTAACTTGTCTGGCGCGACGCTGTCAACCAGCAGTTACACATTGGTGTCGTCAAACAACATCATTGCTTTGCAAAGCAGCGCAGGCAACGGCGTGTTTGTAAACGGTTCTGGCGCGTCGTTTAGCGCAAGTTCTGACAACGCCATGTCCTTGGGCACTTCTGGCTTCCGCTGGACGACTGTGTACGCCACAACCGGCACGATCAACACGTCCGACGCTACCCAGAAAGAGCAGATCGCTGACCTGACCGCCGCTGAGTTGGCCGTGGCCAGACGCATCAAAGGCTTGTTCAAGACCTTCAAGTTCAAGGACGCCGTGGCGGCCAAAGGCGCAGGCGCACGCAAACACATCGGCGTCATGGCGCAAGATGTGCAGGCGGCGTTTGCGGCTGAAGGTCTGGACGCGGCTGAGTACGGCGTGTTCTGCTCGGATACTGTGGACGATGTGACCACTCTTGGTGTACGCTACGAAGAATTGTTAGCCTTTGTGATCGCCGCCTTATGATCAACCACCATTTCAGCGCAGGCGTCTACGCCAAAGAAACGCTGATCCCAGCCGGCCATGTGCTTGTCCAGCATAAGCACAAGTTCAGCCACTTGTCGATTTTGGCGAGTGGCTCAATTGAAATGATGGTAGATGGCGAGCGCAAGATTATTCACGCGCCAGCCTGTTTGACTATTGAAGCTGACAAGCATCATGGCGTAAAATCGCTCACAGATGTTGTGTGGTACTGCATTCATGCAACAGAATGCACTGACGCAGATGAAATTGATGAAGTTTTGATTGTGCCGGGCGATCAAGCCAAGGTTCAAGAACTGGCCCAGTGCCTACAGGAGAGTTGATATGCCATGGTCATTTATTGTCCCCGCCGCAGTTGGACTTTTTGCGGCTAATAAACAAGCTGGTGCAGCTAAAGACGCGGCGACTGCCGCCAATGAACAACAAGACAAATCGCTTGCATTGCAAACGCGAATGTATGAAGAAGGCGTTGCTCGCCAACAACCGTACGCTAATATCGGAATGGAGTTTACAAACCGATTAGCTGACATGCAACGCGGCGGCCCCGGCGCTGGCGTAAACATGCTTAATATGGATCCCGGTTATGGTTTCCGTTTATCTGAAGGCCAAAAGGCGCTTGATCGTCAAGCAGCCGCGCGCGGTGGTTTAATTAGCGGTGGGGCATTAAGAGCCGCACAACGTTACGGTCAAGATTTTGCGTCAAACGAATTTAACAACGCATACAACCGCGTGGCTAGCCTTGCATCTCTTGGCCCATCTGCGGCAGGTGTGATGAATAATTTGGGTACAACTTATTCCACTAATGCTGGCAACACCATAGGCACTATGGGCGCTAACACTGGCAACGCTTTGCTTTCTGCGGCGGCTGCTCGATCGTCTGCATATGCTGGCGCAGGTAATCAATTTGGTAAGTATTTAAGCGCTAATCCAAATTTTGGTGGAGGTGGAAGTCCATCAAATAGACAGCTTGAAGATCAATACTATATGAATGGGTAAATCTATCATGGCTTTAAATTTTGGTTTACTAGACCCAAACGCGCCCGCCGCAATTGCGAACAGCGTTTCGCAAGGTCAACAAATGGGCCAGCAAGAAAAAATGGGCCAAATGCGCATGGAATCCGCGCAACTTGATTTAGACAAAATTAAACGTGAAGCCGCTGGTTTGCAACGCATGCAACAGTTGTTTATGGAAAACGGCAAATCGCCGGACATGCGCACAAACTTTGCGGAAATGGTTAAGTCCGGTGTCCCACATTTTATGGACATTGGCTACAACGGTTTAAGAGCACTTGAAGAACAAGATCGCTATCAACAAAGATATGGCGGCGGCACGCCTAACGCAATGGCAGCGCCTGCTCAAAACGTTAATGCAATGGCAGCACCTGCGGCGCCAAGCGCCCAAGCGCCGGTTAATGCAATGACCGCGCCTGCACCAGCGCCAACTAACGCAATGGCAGCGCCCAATCGCACAGCACAAATTCAGCAAGAAATGGCTGATTTATCAGCATACCCCAACGTACCTGCGGCCAAAGCGCGGTTAAAAGTGCTAGAAAAAGAATTGGAATCAGCATTTAAACCGCACGTTGTGGCAAATAATCTTGTTGGCCCAAGCGGTAACGTAATCTTTACTGCGGATAAAACGGCGCCCGATGCGGCATTAATGCAACAATTAGGCTATCCATTAACGCCAGCGGGTTATCAAGCCTTTCGCGACGCGCAACGTCAAGAGCGCATGCTTACGGCCGCCGAAGAAGCGCAAAAAATTCGTATTGCTAACGCTAGCCGCCCGCCTGTTCAGCCTGTTGCGCCAACAATTACAACAATTGTTGACCCCACTAATCCAAATCAAATGATTTCTATTGATGCTAAACGTTATCAAGGCGGCGGTGCTGGATCAGTAGGCGTCATTGGGGTTGCGGGTAAAGAGCCAAGCGCCGCGTTGCGCGTCAATAAAGTTGAGCAAGGTAAAACACAACTTGCAGATGATTTAGATAATCTTCGCAACGCATTTCAAACACTTGACCAAATGCGCGCTATTCCAAGTACCGAGCGAAATGTTTTGTCTAATCTTGGATCTGCTACCGCCGCGTCTGGCATAGGCCAAATGCTTGGTCGGGCAACGGGCACAGAAGCGCAGGTTGAACGTGACGTTATTAACAGCGCTCGCATGCGCTTGGTTAACTCAATTAAGAATGCTACAGGCATGTCCGCGCAACAACTTAACTCCAACGTAGAATTGCAAACTATGTTGAAATCAATTTCTGATCCCGGACAATCAGTTGAAGCCGCTATGCGCATTATTAGCGATATTGAAGACGCTTATGTTAAGAATAACAATGCGTTACCAAAACGTAATAAACCCGCCGTTGCTGCGCCTAACATTGACGCCTTACTTAACAAGTATAAATAATTATGGCCACACTTGAACAACTTAGCGCAGCGTTGGTCAAGGCTGATGCTGCGGGAAACACAGATGATGCCAAAGCATTTGCAGACGCTATTCGTCAAATGCAAGCGGCGCCGTCTAACGGCATGCCTGTTGGGCGGCGCGGCGGTGGGTTGGCCGGCCAAATTCCCGGCTACGGCGGCCCTGTACCTGCTGCACCAGAAGCGCCTGCAAAACGATACGGCGGCCCATTATCTGAAACGTTAATGGCTCCTATTGAAACGGCAGTTACTTTGGGTACTGGACTGATTACCGCGCCTATTGTTGAAGCATCAAAAATTGGCGGCGCGCTTTTTAGCGGTAAATACGGAACACAAGAAGGTATTAAAGCCGGCGAAGCTGTTGGTCGTAAAGTTCAAGAATTTTTTCAGCCCGCCATAAGCCCAACTGCCCAAGGCCAAGTAGAAAGCATTGGCAACGCGTTAGCCAGCACTGGCCTACAAGGTGTGCCGATGAACATGCTAGGCGACCTTCAGCGCGGTATGGCGCCGGCATTGCGTGCTACTGCCGACACTGCTCGCGCGCCTATCGCCGCCCGCGCAGAAAACTTGAAACAAGCACGCATTGAACAAAGTTATGCTAACGCGCCGATGATTGATGCGGCGCAAGCGGCGCAACGAATTGGCGGTGCAATTCCACCCGCTATTTCTAACCCAACAAAAGCTAACGTTATTAAAGGCAAACTAGTTGGCCCTGAACTTGAATCGCGATTAGCCAAAGCTAATGAAACGGCTGTAACGGAAAAAGTTCGTAAAGACCTTGGCGTCAAACCAAATGAAAAACTTATTCCTGAAGTAGATGAAGTAACAGGAAAATTAAACCTTGACAGCCCGATTACGCGGGCGGTTGATGAAGCTAGTAAACCATACGAAGCCATTCGTAAAATGGATTCGCTAATTACACCCAAAGAATCTATTGACGCATTAGAAGCCTTGAAAAAACAAGCGCCTATTGGTGGCGACGCAAAAACTGCGGCTATTAACGGCGTAATAGACGACGCGCTAACCAAGTTGCAACAGACTACAAGTGGCGCTTTTTCTGGCGTAGGCGGCGGCCCTGTAACTGTCGGGCGTAGCGGCGCGGCGGTGTTGGATGATATTCGGTCTTTGCGCAGAGATGCGCAAACAACATACCGCGCGCAAAAAATTAACCCTGATCCGTTGGCGATTGCTAAAGCCGACACGCAAATGTCAATTGCAAACATTCTTGAAAGCGTAATTGATGCTAACGCGCCTAATCCAAAAGTGTTGGGTGATCTTAGGGCCGCACGAACAAGAATTGCGCAAATATACGAGCACGAGCGCGCTATCAATTACGGCCAACAAAAAATTGATCCGCAGGTATACGCCAAAATATACGAAGAACGCAAAGGCGGGATGACTGGGCTTAATGCAGATATTGCCAAAGCCGCGTCAATGTTCCCTGATTACTTTACATTGACGCCTGCTGAAGTTAAAGGTTTGCCGCGTATTACCCGAGGCGGCGCTGGCGGCGCTATTGGTGGCGCTTTAGGTGTTCCTTTTGGCCCCGGCGGCGTGGTTGCGGGGACTGCCGCAGGTATTGGCATTGGTAGCGCGGCTAGTGGCGTGATGGCTAAACGAATGGCAACACCAGCGTATCAACGCGCTAATGCAATGCCTGCCGATTATCGTCCTGTGCCTATGGGCGACAATCCAGCAACGATCAATTACGCGCCCAATCAAATGGTGCCGTATAACTTTGCTCAACAAACTTTTGAGTCGCCTAATTTTATAGTACAACCCAATCAATACGGCCCACAAGTTACGCCTAGCGCGCCTAATATGCTTAACGCGTTGCCAAGGCCGTCTGCTGAAAGCACTATGGGTGGTTTGGCTGCCGACCGCGCCCGCGCTGCTGCCATGTCGCGCACGCTGGGCCAACAAGCTGAAGCACAACAAGCCGCCGCTGAAGCCGCCGCACGTCGGCCTACAAGCGGTGCAGTTGAATTGCAAATCAATCCTTTGACTGGCGTGCCAGAGATTGCCAAAGGTGTTAAAGGCGCAACACCAGCTATCATTGAAGGCGCAAACAAAGCCGCCGTAACCGCCGCAGAAAAAATGCGCAGCGGGCGCGCATTTGACATGACAGCCGCAGAAAAAATCCAGTGGGGTAAAAGCGTGCTTGAAGGCATGACAACTGCGCAAGGTGAAGCGGTGTTTGGCAAATTGACACCCCAGCAAATTACAACCAAAATGGCTGACCGTGCATTTGCTGAAAACGCAATTATAAAAGCACGTCAACAAGCGCAAGCGTTTGAAGATATTGCCGCGCGCGCTAACACTGAGCGTTTGCGTCAAGATGCGTTAATTAAGCGTGAACAAATGTTTGACTTAGCCGAACAATTACAAGAAACGTTAGGCGCGCGTCCGGTTAAACGCGGCGGCCAAGGCCCAAAGACCCGTGCATTCCAACGCAACATGTTGACGCCGGAACAAGAAATTCAAAACGCATTGGCTAAATAATGGAATCGCAAGTTTTATTTAACATAGCAGTCAGTTTGGCTGGCGCTTTAGGCGGCTGGATACTCAACAACATTTACAGATCGCTTGAGCGCCTTGACACCGACGTGCGGGCTATGCCGTTTAACTATGTCACCCGTGACGACTACCGCGCTGACATGCGCGACATTAAAGAAATGCTTGGAAAAATATTTGACAAACTTGACAACAAAGTAGACAAATGAATGCGCTGGCTTTTACTTTTATTGCTGTTGGGGCTGGTCGGAGCCGTAGCCAAGAGTGGATGTCATGTGCGCGAGTTTTATGGGATTGGCTACACCGTTCACGATCCTACACAGCGGCACAAAGAAATGATGGCTTGGCTGGAGCAGAACGCAGGCCACTGCAAGTCAACAGATTACGTAGTTATTTGGAACAACTTAGCAGAGTGGGCGGGGTCAGCCGACTCCACCCAACTTAGAGGTTTAGTCATTCACGGGTACTCGGAGGCGCTTGTACGTGAAAAGAAATGATTCCGCCCATATACAAATGGTATCCGATGGTTCAGCCGGGAGGCGAGCCAACCAAAACAGACGCGCTAGAACGCAGGGCTGAACGTCTGACTGAAGACTATAAGCAAGCGTTGAAGATGAAAAAAATAGATGAAAAAATTGACGCTGTTGAATTTGAGTTGTACGTGAAGAAAGCAGAACGCAACCAAATAGCTCTTGAGATTTTTACAAACCGCAAAGTGGACATACTTGTATGAACGAAAACCCAGACGTAGTAGGTAAATTGACGTACTCTGTAACCCTGATGGTAGCCGCTACCCTTTGCCTGTCGGTGCTTGGTATGGTGGTTGCGTTCCTGCTCGGCCTGTGGGCCAAGGAAGTGGACAACGCAGAAATATTCAGTATGCTCCACCCGGCGTTTCAGACAATCATCGGGGGGTTTATTGGCCTCTTAGCGGGTGTCAAACTCTCGCACGGCGACAGTCATCACAAATGCAAGGACTAACATGCTGACACTACTCTCAACCCTAATCTCTTTCTTGATGGGCGGCCTGCCCAAGCTGCTGGACTTTTTCCAAGACCGCGCTGACAAGATGCACGAGTTGGCGCTGGCGCAAATGCAAATCCAGCGCGAGTTGGAGTTGCGCAAGGCGGGCTTTGAAGCGCAAGAGCGCATTGAGCATATTCGCACAGAGCAATTAGAAACTGAAAGCGCAGCCGCCACCAGTCAAGCCATCATCGGCGCCCAGCAGGCCGAGATGCAAGCCATCTACGCACACGATGCAAGTTTGAATGAAGGGACGTCAACATGGATGAAAAACCTCAGAGCAAGTGTGCGGCCTGTAATTACTTATGGATTCTTCTTTTTACTGGTGTTCGTGGATATTGGGGGCTTTTGGTATGGCTACTACACGAACGTACCTTTTAATGAACTCTTGCAAATGTTGTGGGACTCAGATACCCAAGCGCTGTTTGCGTCCATCATAGCGTTCCACTTTGGTGGACGGGCGTTTGGCAAATGAATGTCTCGCCCAAAGCCATAGAGATGATCAAACATCATGAGGGTGTTCGATTCAAACCGTACCAGTGCCCAGCAAAGCTGTGGACAATAGGAGTTGGCCATGTTCTTTATCCGGATCAAATCAAAATACTATTACCTGAAAGGGGCGCTTACGCGCTTCATCCTGAAGATAACCGGACGTTTACAAAAGAAGAAGTAGATGGGATTCTTAGAAGCGATCTCGACCGTTTTGAGCGAGGCGTGGAGCGCTTTTGCCCAGTACCCCTTACGCAAGGTATGTTTGACGGTCTTGTGTCTTTTAGTTTTAATGTCGGTCTGGGAACACTACAGCGTTCGACGCTTCGTCAGAAGTTGCTTCGGGGCGATAAAGAGGGCGCTGCCGAAGAACTTTTGAAGTATTGCATGGCGGCGGGCAAGGTTCTTAAAGGCTTGCAAAACCGCCGCATAGACGAGCGCGCCTTATTCCTTAGCTAACGCTCGGTACGCCTCGATGGCGGTCTTTAAATCGCATTGCAAATGCTGTATGCGGTCGTCTTGCTGACACAACATAGCGTAGGCTTCTTGCGCAAACTTGATCAAGTTGGCTTGACTCCATGTTGCAAAGTCTGGCGAGTTAGTCATTGATTTCTTTCTTTAAAAACGTGGAGTAATACTTGGCCGGCATCTTGGCTTTCTTGTCCAATTGTTTGCGCAGCCATTCGCCGCCGCCAAGTTCTTGCAAAATCATCCAATGTCTATCCGACAGACGCATGGCGCGGTTTTTAAGGGGTTCAGGTGGTTTTGGTCGTGGCATTTACCTGACTCTCCTAAGTTCGATAATTTTTTCAGGTGGAGGCGGCGCCATTTTTTCAGACGGCGGTGCCCAGCCGTGTTTGCGCCAAAGCGCTTGCACGTCTGAGCCAGACTCCCATTTGAAATCTTTGGTTGGCGTAGATGGGTAACTGATTTTTGAGTGTGGGGGTAGTTCGATCATTGTGTTGCTCCTTTAAGTAGTTCTAATCTTTCCCGCGCTACGCGCAAGGTGTTATAGCGCTGGTGAAGGCGTTCAAGCACGCTGACACGTTTAGCGCCCACGCGTTCCTCGTTAAGCAAAGCAAGGACGTCTTCTTCGCTCATTCTGCTGAGTTGGCTGTTAAGGCTTCGCCAAGTGTTTGTCAATTTTTTTCTCCAATTGTGTAATTGTCGTGTGAATGCGAACGACAGCACGGGCGGCGGCGTTGGCCTCACGGCCCCTAATGCGCAACTCGGCTTTGGCCACCTTCAGTTTGGCTTTCCATTGGTCAATTCGTTTCATTTTTTTCTTTCAGTTTGGCTTCAATGGCTTCGTAAAGTTTATAGGACAATCCAAAGGGCAACACACCACATCTAATAAGTTCTGTGCGTGTCAGCCCTACCCATGTGCGTTGTGCTTGGGTGTACAAAGCCACATCACCTTCTTCGGGTTCAAGGCCAAGGTTTACACGCCAATCTTTTGCGCCAGCGTACGCATTTCCACGCATAACTAACAGTTCTTTGGCACTAATCCACGCCACAGGCTCATCCTTCGCTTCTAGTGCGGCTTTAATGGCGGTGATGGCTTGCTCCGCTTTTAGCATTGGCCCAATGTTGGCCTCATTTTTAAGCAAAAACTTACTTAAATTTGTTGTGTATTCCAACGCCTCCAATGCAAGGCGTAATGCTTCGTCTTGTGTCATCGCGGTGCGTCCTCATAATTGTCAGGGTTGAACTTGGGCACGTTGGTGCCCTTGTCCTTGGGGTTTGGGAAAGGTGGGAATGGCCATGTCATGCTTGTTCCTTTGCTCGAATGGTTGAGCCAATCATTCTTGGTGTCCAACCACTATGGTCATCACACACTTTTGCACACGTCTCACGCTCATGCTGTGCTACTAACTTGGCAAATGTTTTAAGGTCTGTAAATTTTCCTATAAAGAATGATTCATTCATTTCTGAATCGTAGTCTTTCATATCTTTCCAGCCCGCCTGTTTAGCCATCTCAATGATTTCATCTTGTGTCATGGCTTTTCCTTCAGTGCGGCCTCAAGCGCATCAAGAGCCTTGTCCCATGATTCATAGTCAATGCTATTGCTAAACGTTTTGACCAATTCAACGGCCAGCTTTTCAACCAGCCTTAAATACTCATGCTCACTCATTTCAGTTCCTCCATTGCAATATCTGATATGGCGCGCTTGTCATGCAAGGCCGCCCAAATTTTTTCATCCACTGTTTTGCTGGTCAGCATCACGTAGCACCACACGGGGTGCTGCTGTCCGCTTCGATGCAAACGTCCGATGGTTTGCTCGTAAAGTTCGAGACTCCACGGCAGGGACAGAAAGACAATGTGGCAGCCGCCGTGCTGTAAGTTAAGCCCGTGACCTGCTGATTTCGGATGCACGGCCAATAGTCGAATCTTGCCGGCGTTCCAGCGCTCAATAGCATTGGCATCATCGAGCGTGGTTACGTTAAATCGTCGCTTGAGTTCGGCCAGTTCTTCTTGGTAGTTGTAAACAACGATGGTGTTTGCGCGTTGGTTTTCATCTAATAACTCCTCTAGTCTTTCAAACTTGTGCATGTTGTACCAGATCGGGCGCTGGTCAACTTTAAACTTGCCCGGCGACTCAGACGGCGTGGTCTTTGTGTCGTAAACAAAACCTGACGCCAGTTGTTGTAGCTTGCCCGTGACAACCGCCGCGTTGACGGCTGTGATGCCTTCCAGCACAAAGTCTTTCTTCATCGTGTTGTACGGCGTCAGATCCATGGTGCAAGCCAGTTCCACAATATGCAAAGGCGGCAACTTGTCCTTATACTCACCTGCCTCTAAAACAAATGTGGCAGGCTTGATCACGTTCATTACTTTTTCAAGCGAGCCTACTCTGGGCGACCATTCGCCAAACTCCTTGTTGATCAGCACAAAGTATTGCTGCATGAACGCGCCTTTGCTGCGCCCCAGCAATGACTGGTCAACGATCTTGCACTGGCCAAAAACGTCCTCAAGGCCGTTGCTGGTAAACGAGCCAGTCAAGCCCCAGCGCGTTGTCATGGGGTCAACGACTTTGAGAAACGCTTTGAAGCGTGTGCCGCTAGGGTTCTTTAATCTGGTCAGTTCGTCAAACACCACGCCATCAAAGTTTAGCTTCTGCTCGGCCAGCCATTGCAAATTGTCGTAATTGGTCACGACCACTTGGGCGGGGCTTTTAAGGGCGTCTAATCGCTGTTTTGGTGCCCCAACGCACAAATTCATGCTCAAGAGGGGTGCCCATTTGGGGCGCTCGACTGGCCACACGTCGGTACAGACGCGCTTGGGCGCCAGCACCAGCCAGCGCTTCACATGCCCGTCGCGGATCATCTCCCACATGGCCGTCAGTGTGATGGCCGTCTTACCCGCACCGACGGGCGCCAAGATCATGGCGCGGTCATGCTCAAAGAGAAAGTCAGCGGCTGTCTCTTGATACGGTCGTAATGAAACCATCAACTTGTTCCTTAGTCCACAAACATGTGTAGTTCTGGCGCAGTAACGCCATCTCTGTCTGAAATATTTTTTGCAGTTCTGACAATCTGCCGCCTTTGGTTTTCAATTCCACAAACCAAGTTTGGCCATCGGGTAAACACGCAATCCGATCTGCTACACCTTTGCGTCCGGGAGATGTAAACTTCCAAGTCCGGCCACCGATGCGCTGCACCGCCCAATCAAAATAAATTTCAACTTCTTTTTCTTTCATGTCAAAAAGTTTAACACACTTTTATTTTTTGTGCTAACATTCAAGTTCAATTTAATAAAGGACAGTAAAGTGAACGAACCAGCATTTCCAAACGAGGGTTTTAACGGATGGGGTGAACCGTTTCAAGGCATGTCACTGCGCGACTACTTTGCGGCCAAGGCCATGCAACCTTTAATTGTTAGCTTTACAGTTCAAGATATAAATTGGACAGCCAAACAAGCATACAAAATAGCAGACGCAATGATGAAGGCACGCAATGCAGCACAGTAACATCGTAGGCGGCTCAACAGCCAAGCGCGTGATCAACTGCCCCGGCAGCGTGGCGCTGGTGCAAAAGATGCCGCCAAGACCTTCCAGCAAATACGCTGACGAAGGCACACTTCTACACAACGTCATGTCTGAACTCATCATGGGCGACGAAGCCCCTGAGCATTACCTTGGCGCGCGTTATGAAGACCAAGTTCTGACGCAAGAATTGATCGACAATAAAATCAAACCAGCATTGGAGGCGCTTGATGCGATCGACCCACAGCGAATTATGGAAATCGAGGCCGAGACACGCGTCGGTTTTGGTGACTTGCTTGACGGCGTCTTTGGGTCTACTGATCTTATCGGTCGTCTTGGCAATCGTGCCGTTGTACTGGATTGGAAATTCGGCGACGGCGTTATGGTCGAGGTTGAGGAAAACCCGCAATTGATGTTCTATGCGGCCGCTGCCATGCGCACGCCAGAAGCGCAGTGGGCGTTTGAGGGTGTGACTGAAATTGAATGCGTCATTGTCCAGCCACCACAAGTGCGCCGCTGGGTGACGACGCCTGAACGCATCGCCAAGTTTGAATTGGAACTTGTGCAGGCGGTCAAGCAAGCCGAGAAGCCTGACGCCAAGTTGGCCGTCGGCGATCACTGCAAGTGGTGCGCGGCCAAGCCCATCTGCCCCTTGATGACCGGCGCAGTTGATCGCGCATTGAAGGTGCAGATTGACGCATTACCAGCGCCTCAGATCAGCAACTACCTCAAGACCGCTGATATGCTAGAAGACTGGATCAAAGACTTGCGCGCGCTTGCGCTCCAGATGCTTGAGTCTGGCGCCAAGTTACCTGAATACAAACTGGTGGCCAAGCGTGCCATCCGGTCATGGTCAGACGACGAAAAAGCGAAGATTGCTTTGTTCGCGTATGGCCTCACAGAATCTGAAGTGATGGAGACTACTGTCGTCTCCCCCGCCAAGGCCGAAAAGGCGCTCAAAAAGCGCAAGATCGGCCTACCGGAAGACCTCGTGGTCGCCATCTCGTCAGGTAACACTTTGGCAAGCGTGGATGATCCACGACCCGAAGTGATGCTCTTGGGCAAACAGTTATCTGCTGCCCTTTCTAAACTACAGTAAGGAAAATCATGTCTAATTTAGTAACCTTCTCTCAAGCTAATCTACCCGCTGTTTCTACTTTGTCTAGCGCTTTGCGTTCGATCCAAGCCGAAGTTGGCCCGTCCGGTGTTGTCATCATTAAGATGGACAAAACTGGCCATTGGGTCTTTGGTGCAGATCAAACCGAAGTTGAAGACGACGCTGTTTGGGCAGTCAACCCTTTCTCATTCGTACATGGTTTCATCGCTTGGGGCGATGGCGAAGTGCTGGGCGAGAAGATGACAAGCGTGAGCAACCCACTGCCTGAATTGGATGAGGCGCCGCCCCAAGCCAAGAAAGGTTGGGAAACTCAAGTCGGTATGTCCATCAAGTGCCTGACAGGCGAAGACAAGGGCATGGAAGCGCGCTTTACCACCACGTCAGTGGGCGGCAAGCGTGCGGTTCAGACCTTGGCCATTGCTCTGGCCGAGCAGGTCGAGAAAGACCAGACCAAGCCAGTGCCAGTCGTGCGTCTGAAGAAAGACCACTACGCCCACAAGTCCTACGGCAAAATTTACACGCCAGTGTTTGAAGTTGTCGAATGGGTGAGCATGGATGGTGAGGCGCCAGTGGTTGAGGAACCAGCCGCCGCGCCAGCACGCCGTCGCCGGTCTGCTTAATTGAATAGGGGGCTGTTAAGCCAGCGTTCGAGGATGTTTCTGTAGGGATTTTCTGGCTTTCCCCCCTACCTAGACGAAACCAAATCGAAGCCCCCGCCTTTTTATGCTCTACCTAGATTTTGAAACGCGCAGTACGTGCGACCTACGCGCCAAGGGCGTGTACAACTATGCTCAGGATATGTCGACGAAAGTCCTGTGCATGTCGTATGCGTTTGACGATGAAGACGTAGTGACGTGGGTGCCCACGGAGCAATTCCCTGAGCGCGTACGCAGTTACACCGGCCAGATCAGGGCGCACAACGCGGCGTTTGAGCGCTTGATTTTTTGGTACGTCTTACAAATAAATTTTAAACTTGAGCAGTTCTATTGCACTGCAACACAAGCCCGTGCCAACTGCGCGCCGGGCAGTCTGGAGGACGTTGGCCGCTTTGCTGGCGCGTCCATGAAGAAAGACCACAGAGGCGCGCAACTCATTCGTCTGATGTGCGTGCCGCCATTTAAAGACTCGCCTGAACTGATGGCTGAGATGATTAAGTATTGCGAGCAAGACGTGCGCGCCATGCGTGCAATCAGCAAGGGCATGCGCGATCTGTCAGACGATGAACTACTCGACTATCACGTCAACGAACAGATCAACGACAAGGGCGTGCTAGTGGACGTGCCGCTGTGCCACGCCGCAGTTAAGTACGCGTCGGACGAACTAATTGAGATCGAAGAAATTGTCAAGGAAGTGACCGAAGGCGCTATCACCAGCGTTCGCAGCCCCCGCATGCGTGAGTGGGTCTGGGATCGCGTGGATGAAGAAGCGCGCAAGCTGATGCAAAAAAACGACAAGGTCAGCATCGACAAAACCGTGAGAGCTAATCTTTTAAACTGTGATGGAGTACCACCTGATGTTCAAGAAGTCATTCAATGCGCAGACGACCTCTGGGCTTCGTCAGTCGCAAAATTCAGCAGACTTTCAGCTTTGGCAGATGAAGAAGATGAGCGAGTCCGAGGAGCGTTTGTATTTGCAGGCGGTTCAGCAACAGGACGCGCATCGTCCTACGGCGCCCAAGTCCACAACTTCACCCGAAAGTGCGCCGACGAACCCGATGATGTTAGGCACGCGATGGTCAGAGGGCACGCCATCGTGCCTCGGTATGGAAAGCGCGTTACCGATGTACTTAAAGGAATGCTCAGACCCGCCATCATTCCCGCCGCAGGCAAGCATCTTGTGGTTGCCGACTGGGCGGCCATCGAAGCCCGCGTCAATCCGTGGCTTTCCGGACGAGGCGCCGATAAACTGGAACTATTCCGCACTGGGGAAGACGTCTATAAAGTTAACGCAGCCGCCACATTCAACTGCCGCGTTGACGACGTCACCAAGGATCAGCGCCAGATCGGAAAAGTTCAGGAACTTGCTTGTGGTTTTGCTGGCGGTGTCGGCGCCTTCGCTGCTATGGGTCGGGCTTATGGGATCAGTCTTCCTGAACCTGTTGCCAAACGCATGGTTGACGGTTGGCGGCGTGCTAATGGCTGGGCTGTTCCTTATTGGTCAGCACTTGAGGAATCGTACACCCGAGCCATGAGAAACAAAGGGCGCGAATTCAAGGCTGGCCGTATAACATATTTATACGATGGCCTGCACCTATGGTATGCCCTACCCTCTGGTCGCATTTTGTGCTACCCCTATGCCAAATTGGAATCAGAGGGCGTTAGTTATGCCAAAGCGGCATGGAAGCCGGCGCAAGATGCAAAAGAATGGCCACGCGCCCGCCTGTGGAAAGGCTTGGCATGTGAAAATGTAACGCAGGCAGTGGCCAACGATCTGCTTCGCCACGCCTTGCGCCAACTCGACGACGTTGTGCTGCATGTGCATGATGAGATTGTGCTTGAGACGGCGAATCCAAACGCCGCAGAAGAATTAAAACGTGTGATGTGTACAGCGCCAGCATGGGCAGACGGCCTGCCCTTGAACGCTGAAGTAGAAACTATGAAAAGGTATGGCAAATGAATTTTCTTGATTTTTTAATTTCCTTGGCGCCCGAGGGTGAGACTGCGCTAATCGTGCGTCAAAAACCCATCGGCAAAGAACTGCAATTCCACGCAGACGGCGCGATCAAATGCACTTGGCCGGCTATGTTGCCCACCGCCAAAATCAAGCCCGACTGGGCGATTTACGGCAACACGGCCAGCTTCATTGTTGACCGCTTCAAAGATGGCCACGTGTCAGCCAGTGCCGCCAACTGTGAGTACGTGCTTGTCATGGTGCTTGACGACGTGGGCACCAAAGCGGCCATCCCGCCCTTAGAACCCACTTGGAAGATCGAAACGTCTGAAGGTTCATACCAATGGGGCTACGCCTTCTCAGAACAGCCTACAAAGGCCGATTTCAGCGCGGCCATCAAAGCCATCGCCGACGCAGGTTACACCGACAAGGGCGCGATCAATGCTGTGCGCAATTTTCGCTTGCCCGGCTCGATTAACTTGAAGCCCGACCGCAATAACTTTGCGGCCAAGCTGGTGGAGTTTCACCCATCGCGTGATTTTACGCTTGACCAAATTTGTGACGCGCTTGGTGTTGTCCCCGCGTCTGCTGACTCAGTGGGCTTCAAGCCCATCCGCTTGTCAGACGATGGCGCTGACGATGTAATGGCGTGGCTCAGTAGCCAAGGTCTGCTGTTGTCTAAACCCAATCAAGAAGGCTGGGCTGGCGTGGTGTGCCCCAACTCAGCCGAGCATACCGACGGCAACCCTGAAGGCCGCTACATGCCCGCTAATCGCGCCTACTGCTGCCTGCATAGCCACTGCGTTGACTTTGGTTCTAGCGCGTTTCTCAAGTGGGTCGATGACAATGGCGGCCCTAAGCATGCGCCCGGCTTGCGTGATGAATTGCTAGCCTCGGCCATGGACGCAGCGCTTTCCAAACTGACGCCTACCGACATGTTCACCGACGACGCCGCCGCTGTGATCGCCGAGGTCGAGCGCAAAGAATTAGGCCGGATTGAAAAGGCGCAGTGGTATGAGCGCTTCGCCTACATTCAAGACGATGAGTCGTTTTTTGACATGCAAGACCGCCGTGAAGTCAGCAGAAGCACATTTAACGCCTTGTACAGACACATCAAATGCAACTCGATTCACGGTAAGAACCCCAAGGTTGAGGCGTCTATTTGCTTTGACGAAAACCGCCAAAAACATGGCGCAAAAGCGCTGGTGGGCATCACTTATGCCGCCGGTGAGTCGGTCATTGTCGCCCGTGATGGCGACCTCTACGGCAACCGCTGGCGCGACGCGCGTCCTCCAGTGGCCGCCGGTGACATCACCCCATGGATGGATCACTGCAAAACCCTTGTGCCCGATCAGCGCGAGTTAGATCACATCTTGAACGTGATGGCTTTTAAACTGCAGCACCCAAACGTCAAGATCAATCATGCCGTGTTACATGGCGGCGACCAAGGCTCAGGCAAAGACACCATGTGGGCGCCGTTCATTTGGGCCGTGTGTGGCCCCCACCTTAAAAACCGTGGCCTGCTGGATAATGACACCATGAGCAGCCAATTTGGCTACGCTTTAGAGTCCGAGATTCTGATCTTGAATGAGTTGAAAGAACCCGACGCTAAAGAAAGGCGCGCGCTGGCCAATAAGTTGAAGCCTATTATTGCCGCGCCGCCTGAGATGCTGACAGTCAACCGTAAGGGCCTGCACCCCTACCAGATGGCAAACCGCGTGTTTGTGCTGGCCTTTTCCAATGACCCCGTGCCGATCTCGCTCGACTCCCAAGACCGCCGGTGGATGTGCATTTGGTCGCATGCACCCCGTATGGCCGCCGACGCCGCCGCGCGCATGTGGGACTGGTACAAGGCCGGCGGGTTCGCCTCAATAGGCGCGTGGCTGCATGCCCGTGACGTCTCGGCCTTTAATCCGGGCGCTGCGCCTATGATGACCGAATTTAAATTGAACTTAGTTGAGCATGGCATGAGCATGGCTGAATCGTACCTTGTCGAGCTTATGCGCAATCGCTTGGGCGAGTTTTCTAAGGGCGTGGTAGCGTCCCCCTTCCATGCGCTTTGTGACCGCGTGGCTGGCGCTGCGCCCGCTGGCGTTAAGGTGCCCCAGCCGGCCCTACTGCATGCGCTTAAAGAGGCTGGGTGGGTGGATCTTGGCCGCGTCGCCTCGGGTGACTTTCAAAGCAAAAAACACATGTTTTGCGCGCCAGAGATGGCCAGCCGGCCCAAATCAGAGCTGCGCCGCATGGTCGAGGATATACCGGCGCCGTTGGCCGTGCGCTTAGTGAAGTAAAAAAAAGGCCCCTATCACTAGGGGCCTAACTTCTATAGATCAAGAAGGATGGCAATCAATGCCGCCAGTATAAGCGCAAATATTAAAATCATCGCATCATGGCCTCCATAGCGCCCCTATGCACCAGCCGGCGCGCTTCTGGCCCTTCAGCCATGGCCATTTTGTACTCATGTTCTGACACTTTCCCCAGCTCGTGCCGATAACCCAAATCGACGTAATAATGGTCGGCATAAGTGAGCGGCGCCCATGGCGCGATGATCTCGCGCATCAGTGGGTGTAGATTATCCTTCGTTTTCATATAAATTCTCTCCGGTGTAATAGGTGGTCGGCGCTGCGCTTAGGTTTTCATAGAAGCCGGTTAACGTGTTTTCACCGCCGTAGGGCGCGCCCTTGCCTTGGTGACCCCGGCCACTGTTTAGCGCGTAATAGCGCGCTACATAATCGGCGGTCGAATAAAAATAGGTCGGAAAGTATCGGCGCTCCGGCCCTTTACTTTTGACAATCTTATGCTTACCGGTGCATTTTGCATGGTCCGCGAAAATGTCGCGCGCGTCGTTGATTTTGTAGGCCGTGCGGCCAATGGTTACGGTTTTCATGAGTCCCAATCTTCGGTTGATAATTTAATATTACAAAAATCTTGATGTTCGGTGTTGATATGCTTACGCATAAGCGCGCATATTGCATCAATCAATTTTCGGTCGACTAAGTCGTTGATTGTGAAAGTCGCGAACGGTTCGGCGTCTATTCCCTCCGGCGTGAATGCATTCCCACGGTGAAATGTAATTAGGGTTTTATCGTAATGGGTCATTTTTTGCCTTTCAAATAGTGCAGCAACCGCAGCATGGCGCATCGATGCACCGGCCGCGCGGGTTACGGTAGAACGTGCTGGGGCCGTTTTCACCGTAGAAGATAACGCGGGTATCGCCCGGCTCTTCCAGCCAGGCGCGGCGCGTGATAGTGTCAAATTTAATATCATCGCCCGGGTTTATCCGGGCGCCGGACCGGCTGCAATGGCCGGGGTATTTGGCCCGCATGCTTTTTATCATTGTGTGACCCCCAGCATACGTGCGCATGCGCCCTCGTATATGGCGCGTGCGTTCTCATTTAAATTTTCCACTGACAGCAGCGGCGACGGCCGAAAATACGCGCCCATGCGCGATAGGCGCGCGTATTCCCGCGACCATTGGCCACCGTGACAATGGGAAAGCGCCAAATAATAAGCGTCGCAAATGTCGAATCGGTCAAAATACATTTTGTGCCCCTTTATGCTGTCGCTGTAATTGAAATAACGCGGCGCTGGTGGCCGCTGGCGTGATCCGCGATCACAATGTCGCGCGCTTGCTTGCTGGTGCCGGCGCATAACAGGCACGACGCGCACGTCGCGCGCTTGCCACCTTCGGCGCTGGCTGGGCATGTTGTCTCGCCGGCTTGCTTATCAATGCCGACCGATACCCGAAAAACCCGCATGCCAAGCAAATTAGCATGCGCCGCGTCGTCGATAGAGTCGGCGCTTGCCATAAGCAAGGGCGCCCATGCGGCATGGTCAAAATTAGGGTTTTTCCATGCATGCGAATAACCCGAATGCCCGGCCACAAATTGCACTAGCGCGCGCCAGTATTCGACCGGCGCCGCGAACGGGTCCCCATAGGTTCCAATTCTCAAAAGTAAACCCGCGATCGCGCGCGCTATGGTGGCCGCGTCGGCGCGCTCATACCGGCCGCGCTTGTATGCTTCGTACACCGACCGGACCGACCGACCGACATTTACATAGCACGGCGGTTTTCCGGTTTCTTTGGCCAAAATTGGCCGGTGTTCACAATCACCGCAGATTGACGCGTCGTCGCCGGTGCGCAGCGCTTCGGTCGGCGCGATATCGGAGCGGATAATAAATGTCTGAACCATAGCGCCGGTTTTTGCGTTATCGGATCCGTCGATTTTGTTCACAATAACGACAATGGGCGCGCCGTCAATTTGCGACGGACCTTCATACAAAATATAGCCTAGGGGTTTTTTCATATCCGGCCCCTTATTTTGTGAGAATGTCAAAATACGCTAGCGCGCCGATAAGCAAAGCGCCGGCCACCAGCAGCACGGCCACTAGGTCTAATAAATCTAATAATGCTTTTTTCATGTTGTTTTGCCTTTACTGTATTAAATTGATTCGGCCGCGTCGCGCAGCTGGCGCGCCGTCGCAAAATCATCTTCTAGGTCGTACGCGCACGTATATTGATTTTCATCATAGGACTGCAAAACGCCGCGCTGGGTAAAAAATCCAAAGTCAATAATTTCTTGGCGGGTCAATCCGTTCGCGCGGATTGTGCCTTCTATGCGGCGATCAACGTCGACAAATACAATGTCGCCGTTTTCTTGCAAAGCGGCCGCGATGCGTTGGCCGTTTGTCGTATACGTGCGACCGGTGTTAAATTTCAAGATCATTTTGTGCCTTTCGTTTACTGTAGAGTTTCCCTTTTCGCCGAAGCGAGCCTAGAGTGTAAACGATTCTTTTACAGTTTGCAAGGCACGCAAGCAAATAAATTGCAACTATGCAAAATTTGCATAATTGGGTCATTTGGGTCATTGATTGGCCATGGAAAATAAACAAATGACCTAAGCGCCGAAGCGCGCCAATGCTAGAAAATTCTATGCTTTAGGTCATTTGGGTCATGGTTTCCAATTAAGAAAATAAAAGATTTTGATATAAGGGTTAATACCTAGTAAATTGTGCACGCGTAAGAACGCGGCTCCGGCCACCGATTTTTATCGGGTGACAAAATGACCCAAATGACCCAAAGAACCAAAACCCCTTGTTCCGTTATGTGGAACGTTTTGGGTCATTTGGGTCATACAAAAAACAATGACCCAAATGACCCAACGGCCGCCGGCTGGTGGCCATGCTGGCGCCAGCTTGCAATTTAAAACCGTGACCCAAATGACCCAAATGACCTAAGGGCTGCCGACCGGTGGCCAAAAAGGCATTTTGTTTTGAGGGGGGTGGGTAGGGCCGGCGGCTAAGGGCCAACGAAAACGTATGGGCCGTGAACAATTTTTTTAAATATACAGTCACCGGCTTTATGTTTACAATCCGCACACGTGCAACCGCATGGAGACGCTATGTTCTATTCAATACCATTCACACCGCGCAAGGTGCAAGCGACAGAGTCGCGCTTGAAAGCGGTGTACGACGCCGCCAAACTTGGCCTTAAAGGCGACTCACTGGCTTTGGCCGCCGGCATGCTGCCCACAGAATACCGACAACTCACGCAACTTGACCCCGTCGTTGAGATGGCCGCGCAAAAAGGCAAAGCAGACGCTGAAATAGAGATGGCCAAAGTTCTTAGAACCGCAGCCCTAGACGGCGACGCTAAGATGGCGCTAGAGATATTGAAGCACCAACACGGCTGGGTGGCCAAGCAGGCCATATCTGTCGAGGTGGATCAACGCATATCCATCACAGGCGCGCTGGCCGAGGCGGCTAAGAGGCTAGATGTGATCGACGTACAGGCCAAGGAGCAAGATGCAATCGACCGTATACAGCGCTGAAGACGAACAGGAACTCATGGCGCGCCTATGGGCGCCCGCCATCAAGGACAACCCACTGGCGTTCGTCATGTTTGCGTTTCCTTGGGGGCAGGCGGGCACGCCATTGGAACATTTTACTGGCCCACGCAAATGGCAGCGTGAGGTACTCACTCAAATAGCAGACCATATTAAGCAGAACAACGGCCAAGTCGACTACAACACCCTACGCCACGCCGTCTCATCGGGCCGTGGTATTGGTAAGTCGGCCTTAGTGTCATGGATCACTATCTGGATGTTGACCACGCGGATTGGTTCGACGACCATCATCTCGGCTAACTCAGAATCCCAACTCAGAAGTGTCACTTGGGCCGAGATAACCAAGTGGCTGGCCATGGCGCTTAACAGCCACTGGTTTGAAGTCTCAGCCACCCGTTTGATGCCGGCTAAATGGCTTACGGAACTGGTTGAGCGTGATCTTAAGAAAGGCACGCGCTACTGGGGCGTGGAAGGGCGGCTGTGGTCAGCGGAGAATCCCGATGCGTACGCAGGTGTACACAACTTCGACGGCGTGCTGGTCGTGTTTGACGAGGCGTCAGGTATTGACGACAGCATCTGGGCGGTCACGTCTGGATTCTTTACTGAGAACACACCCAACCGCTTCTGGATGGCGTTCTCTAACCCACGGCGCAACACGGGGTATTTCTACGAGGCGTTTAATAGTAAGCGGGAGTTTTGGTCGACCAAAGTGGTGGACGCCCGCACGGTCGAAGGCACGGACAAGCAGGTGTACCAGCAGATTATCGACGAGTACGGCCCCGACTCAGCGCAGGCCCACGTCGAGGTGTACGGTCAGTTCCCGTCCGAGGGTGACGATCAGTTCATCTCGGCTCTATTAGTAGACGACGCGATGAAGCGCCCAGCGTACAAAGACGCCTCAGCACCGATTGTGATTGGTGTTGACCCCGCACGGTTTGGTGCGGATGCTACGGTCATTGCCGTGCGACAAGGACGGGATATTGTCTCAATCAGGCGCCACCGAGGCGATGACACCATGACGGTGGTCGGGCATGTGATCGACGTGATAGAGGAATACAAGCCAACGCTGGTCGTGATCGACGAAGGTGGCTTAGGAGCCGGTATTGTCGACCGTTTGAAAGAGCAGCGCTACAAGGTCAAGGGCATCAATTTTGGCAGTAAGTCTAAGAATCCCATCATGTATGGTAATAAAAGGGCTGAAATGTGGGGCGCTATGAAAGATTGGCTCAAAGGGGCGTCGATTCCGCTTGACAGATTTCTTAAAACTGATCTAATTTCGCCTATGATGAAGCCCGACTCTAAGGGTACAATCTTTTTAGAGTCGAAAAAGGACATGAAAGCACGGGGACTGGCCTCGCCTGACGCAGCAGATGCGATTTGCGTCACGTTTGCCTACCCCGTGGCCCACCGTGAGGCGCGTGAACCCACGCAGCGCCGCATGTATTCAGATCGAAGCGTGGTTGCAACTTCTTGGATGGGATCGTGATGGCTACCAAACCCGGACTTTACGCAAATATTCATGCAAAACAGGCTCGGATAGCCGCTGGCAGCAAAGAAAAAATGCGCCAGCCCGGCCAAAAAGGCGCGCCGACTGCCAAGGCGTTTAAAGAGTCTGCTAAAACTGCAAGGAAAAAATAATGCCACTCGTCAAATCAAAGTCACCCGAAGCCTTCCGCAAAAACGTCGCCGCTGAAGTCAAGGCCGGCAAGCCGGTCAAACAAGCAGTTGCAATTGCCTACAGTGTCAAGCGCGCAGCGCCAAAGAAGAAATAAGATGGCAGCAGATCCAACAGGCATGGTCGCCGCCGCTAATGTAGCGGCTGGTGGCAAACCACCAAAGAGTGACTCTGACATACTGACCGTCGCACGGGCACGTTTGGACATGGCTGTGAGTGCCTTAGCGGAAAGCAGAGAGGACGAAATTGACGATCTGCGCTTCTATGCTGGCTCGCCTGACAATCATTGGCAGTGGCCTGCTGACGTATTGGCCACGCGAGGCGCGGTGCAGGGTCAAACGATCAACGCACGCCCAACATTAACAATCAACAAACTTCCGCAACACGTTCGTCAAGTGACGAATGACATGCGTCAAAACCGCCCCGGCGCCAAGGTCATCCCCGTAGACGACAACGCGGACGTGCAGGTGGCTGAGATTTTCAACGGCATGATTCGCCACATTGAATACATGTCAGACGCAGATGTAGCGTATGACACAGCGTGTGAAAATCAGGTAGCGTATGGCGAAGGTTACATCACGCTGATGACAGAGTATTGCGACCCCAACACGTTTGACCAAGACATTAAAATTGGCCGTGTTCGTAACTCGTTCAGCGTCTACATGGATCCTTTGATCCAAGACCCAACGGGTGCGGACGCTAAATATTGCTTTATCACTGAAGATTTGACCAAGGCAGAGTACGAGCGCCAGTACCCAGACGCTGCGCCTATCTCTACCTTGCAGTCGCTTGGTGTTGGCGATCAGTCGATCAGCAACTGGCTTAATGAAGACACTGTACGCATTGCCAGTTACTACTACATCGACTACGAAAAAGCCAAACTGAATATGTACCCCGGCGGGCAGACGGCATTCCAAAACACCCCCGAAGACAAACAACTCAAAGCGTTTTACGGTGAACCCAAGCGCACACGCGAGTCGGTCAACCCCAAGGTCAAGTATTGCAAGATCAACGGGTATGAGATTTTGGAACAAAACGACTGGGCGGGAAAGTGGATCCCCGTCATTCGCGTGGTGGGTAACGAATTTGAGGTTGACGGCCGTCTTTATGTCAGCGGTTTGGTTAGAAACGCCAAAGATGCCCAGCGTATGTACAACTATTGGGTGTCACAAGAGGCTGAAATGCTTGCTTTGGCGCCTAAAGCACCGTTTATTGGTTACGGCGGCCAGTTTGAAGGCTACGAAGACAAGTGGAAGACGGCTAATACCAACAATTGGCCTTATTTAGAGGTCAATCCAGACGTCACAGACGGCCAAGGCGCGGTCTTGCCACTACCCCAGCGCGCGCAGCCGCCAATGGCTTCCAGCGGTCTATTACAGGCCAAAGCAGGCGCATCTGAGGATATTAAGGCCACAACGGGTCAATATGACGCTTCTCTTGGTCTGGGCGGTAACGAACGCTCAGGAAAAGCCATCCTTGCACGCCAACGCGAGGGTGATGTAGGTACGTACCACTACGGTGACAACCTGACTCGTGCTGTAAGGCATGTGGCAAGGCAACTCGTGGATCTGATTCCTAAGATTTACGACACACAACGTATCGCCCGCATCATTGGTGAAGACGGCGAGACGAAGATGGTCAAGATCAACCCAGAGCAACAGGAACCCGTCAAGCAAATTGTCAACGATCAAGGCATTGTCATTGAGAAAATCTACAATCCCGGCGTCGGCAAGTATGACGTGGTGGCCACCACTGGCCCCGGCTACGCAACCAAGCGCCAAGAAGCACTGGAAGCCATGGCTCAACTGCTTCAGGGTAATCCCCAACTGTGGTCTGTCGCGGGTGACTTGTTTGTGAAGAACATGGACTGGCCGGGCGCTCAGGAAATGAGCAAACGCTTTGCCAAGACCA